TTAAAAAACTTTTAAATGGTTAAAAAAAAAACAAAATGGGAGTAGAAAAGAAAATCTTGGAAGAATTGAGTAGATATAATCAAATCAATTCATACATCACAGAACAAGACGCTAATGTTGTTGATGTTTCACTTGATGCTGGTGAGGAACTGACAACAGAACCAACCGCAGATACGGACTTAGATACAGGTGCTGAAGAAGTTGCTGAACCTGTAGATGTGGCATCAGATCCTGATGTTGAAGTTATTGATGATAGTGGAGAAGTTCAAGGTGAGGAAAACACTGAGGAGCTTGACATTACTGAACTCGTAAATAAGCAAAATGAAGTAGCTCAAAAACAAGACGAGTATATGAACAATTTATTTGGTAAATTAGATGATTTGACAAATAAACTACAAGAGATGGATAAAATTTTCGATAAAATTAACTCCCTTGAACAGAAAATCGAAAAATACAGAGAAAAGACTCCTGAAGAAAAGTTACACTTGAGAAGTTTGGACTCTTATCCTTACAATCAAAAGTTAACTGATTTTTTTGTTGACAAACAACCCGAAATGGAGCAATCAGGAAAACACGAGTATGTCCTGACAGCTGACGAGGTACAAAACTTTTCAGACAATTCAATTAGAGATACTTTCGGACCCGTTCCGAAAAATACCCCAAGTTTCTAAAAAAACAACCCCCAACTTTGGGGGTTTATTTTTTTATAGAAGTTTGATTTTATTTCTTTTTTTCCTATCATTTAACAACAGAGTAATCGAGTATTAACAAAAACAATTAAATTTTAAATTATGTCAAATTCAGTTTTAGATGCGGTTCTTTCACAGTACGAAAAGAACACGTCAGGTTCCTCAAATGGAGGTAACCGCATGTCTCAAGAAGAGAGAATGAAAAGATACTTCACAACTATCTTGGATAAAAATCAGAAGTCAGCGTCACGTCGTATCCGCATCCTTCCAACAGGAGATGGGAGTTCACCATTCAAAGAAGTATGGTACCACGAAGTTCAAGTAAATGGACAATGGCAGAAATTTTACGATCCAGGTAAGAATGACAACGAACGTTCTCCCTTGTCAGAAGTGTATGAAACACTTATGACGACAGGTAAGGAATCGGATAAAGAACTTGCCCGTCAATACAAATCACGTAAGTTTTATATTGTAAAAGTAGTAGATAGAGATAATGAACAAGACGGACCCAAGTTTTGGAGATTCAAGGATAATTACAAACAAGAAGGTATCTTGGATAAGATTATTCCGATTTGGAAACAAAAAGGAGACATCACTGATGCTGAAAATGGTAGAGATTTGATTATTGAGCTCTCTAAGAGTAAGACACCTGCGGGTAAGGAATACACAGTTGTTCAGACAATTATGTACGACGACCCAAGTCCTCTTCACACTGAAGAGTCAACCAAGAATGAGTGGTTACAAGATGAACTCACTTGGGCGGATGTTTACTCTAAAAAACCTGTTGAATACCTGGAGGCTATTGCACGTGGAGAAACTCCAATTTGGGATTCAGAATTGAAAAAGTATGTTTATGGTGACGATGCGGTTATGTCTCTTGGCGGTGGACGCAAAGAAGAGACCCCTATCTCTGATCCTCAAGCAGATGCTCAACCTGATGAAGATTTGCCATTCTAATTAACATGGACTTGGATACTTACTTTCGTATAGTGTCCAAGTCCTTTTTGTTTCACCAAAAAAATTTATCATAGATATGAAAATAAGAAAATTAATGTACGACTCACTCACAAAAAAATACGAGAGTGAAATTGCAGAATCACAAGCGACTCTGATGGTATACATGGAGAACGCCGTTGGTATCGGTGAACACCCACAACATTTAGAAGAAATGGATAAGTTTGTTGAAAAGTTGGCAAACGCACAAGACAAGTTGGAAACCTTAAAAGAATTCTACAAATACAGTTATGGCAATTAAGAAAAAAGAATTTGGAGACATTAAGAAAAAGTTTTCCACTTCGGCAAAATATAAACCACAACGATTCTTTGATTGTGGTGGGGAATTTTTAGAGGCGGTAGGTTTGCCTGGACCTGCGATAGGACATATCAACATGTTTTTAGGTCACAGTGATACTGGTAAAACAACCGCACTTATCAAATCTGCCGTTAGTGCTCAAAAACAAGGAATACTTCCTGTGTTTATAATCACTGAACAAAAGTGGAGTTTTGAACATGCACAATTAATGGGGTTCGAATGTGACGAAGTTGTCGATGAGGAGACGGGAGAAATCGATTGGGATGGATTCTTTATCTTCAATAATAACTTTAGTTACATAGAACAAATTACCGATTACATTAATTCTCTTTTGGATGCACAAGAGAAAGGTGAGTTGGAGTATGATTTGTTATTCTTGTGGGATTCTATCGGTTCTATTCCTTCTAAAATGACTTACGAAGGTAAAGGTGGTAAACAACATAATGCGGCTACTTTGTCAGATAAAATCGGTATGGGTATCAACCAAAGAATTTCAGGTTCACGTAAAGCGGATTCCAAGTATGAAAACACTTTGGTTATTGTTAACCAACCATGGGTAGAGCTTCCTGATAACCCTTTTGGACAACCAAAAATTAAGGCTAAGGGTGGAGAATCAGTTTGGCTTAACTCTTCATTGGTGTTTTTGTTTGGCAACCAAAAAGGTGCAGGTACTACAAAAATTACGGCAACGAAAGACAAAAGAACTGTCAAGTTTGCAACACGTACTAAAATTTCTGTCATGAAAAACCACATCAATGGATTAGGTTATGAAGACGGGAAAATTATTGTAACCCCCCACGGATTCTTGGCGGGAAAAGAAGCTTCAGAAGAAAAGGCATCTATCGAAGCTTATAAAAAAGAATACTCAGATTATTGGAAACAAATTATCGGAGTAGACGGAGATTTTGATTTGGTTGAGGAAAAAGAGGTAGGGGAATAATAAATTTAATTAAGTGACTACTACTCTTCTTGTTGACGGTGATAATTTATTCAAAATAGGCTTTCACGGGGTTCGTGAACTCTATAGTGAATCCAAACACATTGGTGGATTATTTCATTTTTTGAACACACTCAGAAAGCACATCTTGGATAATGAATTTGACAAGGTGATTGTTTTTTGGGATGGCAGAAATAATGCACAAAAAAGAAGAGAAATTTTTCCTGAGTACAAACAAAATCGTAGACAGACACTCAACGAATTTCAGAAAGAATCTTTCGATTGGCAACGTCAACGAGTCAAACTTTATTTGGAAGAATTATTTATCCGTCAAATAATGATTGACAGTTGTGAAAGTGATGATTTAATTGCTTATTACTGTCAAGTCTCGGAAGATGAAAATAAGGTTATATTTTCCTCGGATAAAGATTTAACCCAACTGATATCTGACAAAGTGTCTGTTTACTCTCCAATCAAAAAACAGTTTTACAAACAAGGGGATAAAATTAATATTGATGATTTGGAAATCCCTCATGATAATGTTATGATTTATAAAACAATCATGGGAGACAAGTCTGATAATATTGATGGAATACATTTTCTCGGAACTAAAACTTTAGTCAAACTTTTTCCTGAAATTTTGGAACAAAAAATAGAATTAGATTTTGTTTTGGAAAAAAGTCAAAGTTTGATGGAAACAAATCCTTCTACGGCTATTTCTAATCTTTTGGAGGGAAAAACTAAAAGAGGTGTAATCGGCAACTTTTTTTGGCAAAGAAATAGAATGTTGGTGGATTTGTCCTTACCTTTGCTCACTAATGAAGACAAATCTGAGGTTTATAATTACTACCGTGAAGATTTGGATCCTGAGGGGCGTGGGTATAAAAATTTGATACGGATGATGGTTGAAGATGGTATTTTCAAGTATCTCCCAAAACAAGACGAACAATGGGTTGATTTTGTGAACCCCTTTATGAAACTCACAAGAAAAGAAAAAAGAAGATTTATTAAAAACCAATAGAATATGGATAAAAATATGGATTTAACCAAAATGGAGTTCTTGCTAACTCTTAATGACAACTTTGTAGTACAACGATATTACAATGTTAAAAACTATCAGGACAACGCTCACCGAAGTGTAGACTTCTATGAGTTACTCAGATCAATCAGTGAGGAAATTCAATCTGACTTAACAATGAAATCCACCATTTATATGATGGATAATTTCGAACAAATTTATCTCGATCCAAGTGTCCTCGATACATCAAACACAGAAGAACCTGAGTGGTTCAACATGTATATCAAAGTTGGAGATAAGACAATTTGTCATAGAGCATTTGACGCTAAAGTATACCCTCCAAAGGTAAGATATACCGTTGACGTACGCCCACACCTAAAAAGTATTCTTAAGCGTTTGACTGACATTTTTTCAGACGAAAATTTATCTTTCGAGTACATGGATTATACC